TAATCAAATCGCGCTCGGCTTCAATGCGAGTGAGTGAGTTTGAAATTTCAACAAGTGCATCCAGAATCTTTTTGCGGTCCTCTGGAGAAGACGGAACAATCACGTTACTGCTCATAATATTTATCCTTCGTACTTAGAACCGGCTTCAGTAGCAATCCAATATTCAATTTGGTCGGTTACGTGTTTAAAATGTGAGATTCCCTTAGATGAAATTGCAACATCATACGTACCAGGAATCATCTTAAGATTTTCTGTAACAAAAATCATTCGGAAGTTGGCTGAAGTTCGACCAACTGTAATTGAAAAGTTGTCTGAATCTGTATTCTTAATGTCAAGTGCAGAGATAGAAATTTCAAAACCATTACCAGTTACTGCAATGTTTGGAAGACCTAAGATACCAGACATTTTCAACACTTGATTCATGTCATCTTTTGTCAGTTTAAAATTCACTTCAGAGTTTTCAATCTTCAACTCTTTTACAGGCGGTGCCACAATCATAGACTCATCTGCAAGTCCGTATGTGGTTTTAGATGTGCCAGATTTTACTGTGAGATTATTTGCATCAGAATTAAGGACGATCTCAGGATCAGTTAAAGAACTGCAAAGTGAAAGAAACCGATTCAAGTCATAGATAACAAAATCTTTTTCAAATGTTTCTGTTACTGTAGCTTTACCGAGTACGTTTTGTCCCTTAGAGATTGTTCGCACAACTGAGCCTTCTTTGAATTGCATACCAGCATTAATGCTAGCAAAGTTTTTAAGAACATTAATTGTTGATTCACTGAATTTCATTTTGTTTTCCTTCATTCAAGTCATGTACGTGTAGCATGATTATAGCATAGTGCAATATTTTTAGCAAGTCTTTACGATTACGGCCGTCTTTCTTGCCATACCTTTGTGCGTATTTCAGCACGTTTCCAATACAGAATCCTTCACCATGTCCACCATCAATGATGAATTCTGTTGCTTGAAATTTGTTACGGGAATAATGTTGCCCGTATGTTGAGTCAATGTAAGATTGTAGTTCATCTAAAATTTGATCTTCACTGTAACGATATTCAATCATTTTGTGGTTCGTTTTACAACATCATCACCAGCAGTTGGTGATACATTGATTGATGCAAGTGCTTGCAAAGAACCACCAAAGATATAACTACCAGCATGTTTCAAACGCATCCATGGAAGCAACCACACTTTGCCACCAGCTTTACGCATCCATTGACAGAACATGTAATCTTCTGAAAGATAGCGTTTTGTGTCTGGACAAATAACGCAATCAAAGTAAGCCATGATTTCTCTACTGCCATCAAAGTTTTCTGTGCGTATGTGGTCTGGTTTGTAACTTTGCATTGGAAATGCTCTATCGTATTTTTGAAGTGCTTCACGGGTAATCAACATGAAACCTGTGCCGCTTTCTTTCACTTCAACTGGCTCATCAACTCTAAATTGTGTTACGCCATCTGCTGGATTAAAAACAAAATCACCAACAAACTCTTCCAAATCATTTGGATTTTTGTCTGCATAGCCTTTATCAACTGCAACTTTAATTTTTTCCCAAGAGATTGCTTTCTTTGGATATGGACCACATACAACATCCATGTCATCACGGGTAGACGCAAAGTGCATCATAACTAAAACATCTGTCGCATCAAACTGAATGTCGCTATCAATGAAAATCATATAATCGTAACCACTACGAACAAACTCATCTGTCAAATAATTTCTAGCACGTTGCACTAGTGATTCATTGAAGATGAAAAACAATTTAGCTTCAATTCCATATTTGGTGCACATAATCATCAAATCGGTAATTGCTTTGGTATAAGAACCATGACATTGTCCACCATACATTGGTGTTGCAACAAAAAGTTTTTTGGTTTTTATTTTCTGAATATCAATTTCAAATTGCATAATTTCTCCATACTGTTAAATTATCTTACACTATTATATATAAAAAAAGAGGCTACATCAAGTAGCCTCTAAGGCATTACTGCCAAGGAGATTTAGAACGGAATTTCATCTGATACTGTTTCAGTTTTCACTTCTTCAGCACCAGCATCAATCTTGGTATACAAATCAAGGAATGACGTTTTGGTTTCGGCGTCAAAACGATTGATACAGTACTTGATTGCTTCCATCTTATCATTGAAGATGGTGTATGCTTCAGCAATGTGAGACAGCCGGCGAGTGGAGATCAATTCATCAATTGCACCTTCTTCAAATGTCTTACGGATGATATCAGCCCACTTCACAAGATTTTCTGCGAATGCTTTGTCATCAATGCCAAGGCTTGCAAACAACTTAGTCAAAATCTTGGTTTCAACTTTTACATCAGGATATTCCTGTTCTACAGTAATTGGGAACCGTTCAAGGAACGCATCATCAATAATTGTAGCAGCCATGTAGCGACCAGTTTCGTCACCTTTGCCTTTGGTATTTGCAGTTGCGATAATGTTGAAGCCAGCAACTGGTTCAACAAATTCACCAGTCTTCTTAACAAACAAACCTTTGCCTTCAAGTACACCTTGCAAGCACATTAGCTTATTTGAACCGCGGTCAATTTCATCAAGAATCAAAACTGCGCCAGACTTCATTGCTTGAAGAACTGGACCATCAAACCATTTTGTCTCACCATCAATCAGCCGAAAGCCGCCAATCAAGTCATCTTCATCAGTCTCAGGTGAAATATTCACACGGAGACATTCAACTTTCAGTTGGGCGCAGGCTTGTTCAACCATGAAAGTCTTGCCATTGCCAGAGAGACCAGAAACAAATACTGGATAAAATTTCTTTGATGCAACAATGCGTTTCATGTTGTCAAAGAACCCAAAGGGAACATACAACGAATTCACTTTGGGAATAATTGCGCCTTCTTGCATACGAGCAACGGAAGACATTTTTGCAATTGCTTTTGCGACAGGCGCCTTGACGGGTTCAGAGATTGGCATAGAAGCAATTGGTTCGGCTTTGACTAGTGCAAGACCAGCCATGTTGATGTTGAATTCTTGAAGAGGCAATTGATACTTACCGCGAGCAATCCGGTATTGTTTACCCTCAAGCCAAACTTGACGTTTCATGCCAGTTTCTTCAGAGAGTGTCACCAGTTGATCGTGTGTCACAATTTCACCAAACCGCTTTGCAGCTTCGGTGACAAATAAAATCTTTTCAGTTTTCGTGGTCATAATGTAAAGTATCTTTCAGTTAAAAATCAATTCAATACTGGTAGTATAACAGACCATTTCTGGCCTGTCAAGTGTTTTTTTTTGACTGTTGTTTTCACACAACATCAAGCAATTTCCTTGATTACCTTAGACAGTAGAACACGGTTTGTCAACCGATTTTGGTTCATCTTTAAGAATGCACCTTTCAACTTGCGGGCAGAAACAACTTTGACTTCACCAAGAATATCTGACAACGAATCGTCTTCGGTAGACAAGTCTTCTCCACCAGGAATCAGGAAGTACTCGGAGTATCCATATCCACTGACAGAGAAGAATTTCTCATCACGAAATTGTTTGTATCCAACCTCCGTCATTGGCATGTTGAATCGTGACATTGCATTTTCAAAGTACCGTTTGCTTTTTGGTAGGATGTAGAATCCAATCAAATTACAGCCAGTACGATCTTTTAGAATTTGCAACAGAGTTGGTGTCACACCTTTGTCACTTACACGATAAGTTTTTGCGGAATCTTTATCCTCAATATAAGACACTGAACGACGGTCAGCTGGTCCGATGGTAACATTACGCCCTGATCCACTTTCAGTCCACAAATTAGTTGAATCTTCACCATCAGTCAAGAAAATAACATTCACAACTTCAGACCGGGTGCGTTTACGGAATTCATTCACAACAACAGACGCAACCTGAATTGTTGCATTCAATGGAGTGCCGCCAAGTCCCATACCAGCACAAATATAACCGGACTTGTAATTTCGACGGTAGTGTAAATATGGCGCATATGCTTCAGCCACTTGCAACAAGTCATTTGCAAATTTACGATACGTTGCATTCTTCATGCTACTGGACAGAATGTTCAATAGATGAAAATTGTCGATTGGCAATTGACCATTTGGTGTAAGAACATGTTCTTGTTTTTTGTTGACATAGTATTCAGTGCTGAATGCATAAACATCAAACGGAATATTCACTTTGCGGCAGAACGTTGCCATTGTAATCAACTGTTCAATTGTGCCAGATAGATTATCTTGCATAGAACCAGACCAGTCAATGAACATCACAATGCCGTGATTCTTACCTTCAGCAACAGAACCAATCTTACGGAAAATATCATCATTGAACTTGTAAGTGTGCAACTTGTTGGTGTCCAGTGTGCCAGTATCAGAGACAGTCACACGGCGCAACTCTGCCGCTTTCTTTTTCATCTCAAATTCTTTTACAAGATATGCAATCGGATTCTTATTCTTGGCTTCAAATTTCAGCAGCAAAGTAGAATCATACCGCTCATGCACCTTCAAACCAGGGTCATCATAAAATTCATCTACAAAGAATTTCAAGTCTTTGAAAGGAACAATATAGTTTTTTGAAATGATTTGATTTTGATTAGCAATCTTACCGACGAAAATTTCTTTTGTTTCAGCAAGACCGCTCAATGCTTGTTGGAATTTTTCATCCGTTATAGATTTAACTTCATCACCATATGCCTTCAACTCATTGGGTATAGCATCTTCAAACGTGGGTTTGTTAGAATAGCCATTGTCAAATCGGTCTTCAAAATCCTCACCATCCTGATCGTCATCATCATCATTGAAATCAGACTCACCAGGATTCTTGTCTTCATAATCTTCGGCATCATCACCAAAGCCATCTTCACCCAATTCGCTATTCTCTTTTTGTTTTTCAAATTCTTTTTTAGCTTCTTCACGTTTTTGTTTCAATTCTGCTTTGCAAAATTCATACAAACGTTCGGTGATATCTTTCACTTGGGCAAAAGATTCTGCTTTCTCAATTTCGGTAACGTATTCTATTTCTTCGGCATTAAATTCAATGCCTGCAATTGCACCAAGTTTAAAATACAAATTGACCCTATCAATCAGCATAAGTGCATTTACATCTTTGCCTTTGATACCGAAGAAATCACGTTCAGTAAATTGCCGATATGCAATAGACATGGGCTTACGCAAACCAGGATAACGATCTTTCATCTTACGTTCAACCCGTGCATCCTCAACTACATTCAAGAATGTAGAGAATGCAGCGCCACCAGCCTTAGCGGAATCAACGTATTCTTGTGGGGTTTCTAATGCGTGACCCACTTCATGCCCGACCAACAAGTCAGTCATTTCTGGTGTGGTATCATTCATAATGGGAAGAGTAAGACGGCGATCTACAATATCAAAGGATGCAGTTTGCACCTTGCGATATTCTACCGAAATATTCTCTGTAGCAAGCAATTTTGCTAGAGTGGATTTTGAAATTTGTGTATTAAGCATGTGTGTATCTTAACTCAAGTGGATCAAAATGTCAAGCGGTTTGTGCGACAGACTGTTGTTCCAGAGCAACAATCTTCGGCCGAATGATGATAGTCTGTGGCACTTCAATGTCACCTTGCTTGTAGTAGCGGTGCATTTTCACCGTAGCGGTGATTGTCGCAGTCTCGCCTTCAGCGGGGAAATCTGCATTGCCGCTGAACACGATAACATTGCCATCGGCATCTTCACAGATGCGGAGAAGGCTAGTGCCAGAATCAGCCCAGTAAAATTTAGGACGGTCAACAACAATTTCTTTTTTAACTGTTAGAGTGACAGTGATCTTTTTCTTTTCGGCGCCAACGAATGACCGGGTTGCGTTTTTCTCGGCTGCTTGTGCAGCCCACTGTGCTTTACGTTCAGCCTGAGTGGAAATTGATTTGCGTACAGCAAGGACTTGCTTTTCCGTCAACTTGCCATAATCGCTCAATGCACCAAGAAGACTGGAGTAGAACGAACTCTTTTCAGAATTAGCGTCAATGAATTGGATGATATCACCAGCGTCGGGATATGTCCTGTAGAATGTCTTATTGGCATTCATTATGATGTTGCGCCTGGTAGCGGCTTCGTATGCGGCAGGGTGTTCAATGTGTGACATAAATTCCTCTGTAATCTCAATGTATGTATACAGTATATCACGGTGGAAGAGGATGTCAAGAACTATTTTGCATAGTGTAGCATCAAAACAACACATTTGTGTGAAATGAAGGGGTTTTTCTTAAAGTCGGTGTAAAAACCTCTTATGGATCAACCACTTACAGGGTCTAAAATAAAAAATTTAGTTAAATTGATTTTTCACCCTGCCAATTCGTGACAAGTTTCATTCCATAGTTGTTAGTTTCAGTTGGTATGATTATTTTTGACTTCAATCTCAACTGATTGCCTTTAAATTGAGAGTAATCAACGTAATGATGCCAGCGGTCATATCTCCAGACAACGCTAGAAACATCTGAGTGAACATCAGCAAGCATTTGTGATTTTGCAATTGTGCCAGACTCATTATATTTTTTGCCTTTTGCATCAACTAACTTATCTGCTTTAATTGCTTCACCAGTTTCATCATCAAAGCCAACTTCAGCATGATAAAATTCTGAAGTATTGCCGCCTTTGACAGTTTGTGTTGCTGCTTTGCCTTGCATGAATACATTGAATTGAATTGTGCAATCACCATCTTTAAGAACGTCAAGACTTAGAATTGTGTCTTCATTGTAGCGACCACGCCAACGGTGTTTGCAAGCATTGTCAATCAAAAGACACGAATAAATTCTAGTATTTTTCACAAATGGTGGATACTTCTGATTTGGTGCAATGAAGAATCTATATTGCAAACCAGACACAGGAACGTTTTCAAATCTATCAATAAACTGTTCGCAGATATAGAAGAGTATGCCAGATTCAACACGAATTCTTTGATTCTTATGTAATCTATAGAAGTCTGAAATGTTGTCGTCCATCACCCAATGTTTTTCTGCACCAATAGATATTGAATGATCCCAAGCATAGTTTCTCGCACGACCAGGACCGTCACCGTGATTTGAAAATGGTGCAACAATCAATGTAACCCATTGTCTAATATTGAATGCGTCTAGTGCAACTTCATACAGCTTTTCGTCTTGAGGTTCAATAACGATATAATGAGGCACCTTCATTCTTGAAAGTGACTTTGAAGTAATCATTGAGTCAGAGCGACCCTTTGATATAATATAAACTGGATGTTCAGGATTATGCATTCACTCTACTCCATATTGTTGGTTTGTTATTCCACATTTTGCATAACACTTTTTTGTATTCATTCTCAACTAAGAAATTATTGAATATAGCAGAAAT